TAGTACGGCGGGCATACGCTACGTGCTAAACGATTATCATACGACTCATCCTGTTCGCGTGGTTCCTGCGGCAGGTAGCGGCGATGCCTGCGCCTCATCCCGTAGGTGCCCTGCATCAGGTCTTCAATTAAAATCCAATGCGATTCCTGCGCATACCATGCAGTATTTGCATCGTGAACTCGAGTGGCCTTACGGTCAGCAGTAGGCCGGTCGTAGAAATTAAAACCTGAATACATGCAACCGGCCTATTTGCTTATAGTTTAGCCTTGATAAGCGTCCTTACCTCACCATCAGCGTTAATGGCAATCACATGATGAACATGTGGTTCATTGCCTTTAGGCTTTAGCAAACGGCCAACAGCCGTCACTTTAGGCTTCTGCATCAGCTTTCTCCTCTTCTTCATCATCATTGTCAACATAAGCATCAATCACTAGCCGCTGCTGCACATATTGCAATGCACCAACAACTTCAATGACTGACAGGTCTTGCTCTGCAATCAAAGCATCAAGTTCTTCAAGAAACGTTTCCATATGACTTCAATGTGGACTTCGCTAGCTTAGCGCATAGGGCGTTTTGCGGCAGGGCCTAAAACGGGCTTATCACCACGGCCACCGGCGCGTTTGCCCATGATGGGCCTTGCCTGCATACGTGTAATTTGGTCGCCGTAGCTTTTGCTTTTTAATTGGAGCGAACTAATTGAGCTTCCAGTTTGAATTTTTTGCAATGGATTTGTTTCTTTTTTAAGGCCTGCCCTTAAGCTTTTTGTTCTTTGATCAGTTAATTGCTTATCACTTTTAAACATAGCTAAACGATTTGCGGCCGCTGAATTAGGTGCAAAGGGTACGCGCTTGGTGGCTCTCATTTGGCCTTTGGGTGCCTTGGTTGCTTTTGCGGGGACGGACGGTTTAGCAGTGGCTTTTTTACCTGTAGAAAATACCGGCCTATTCCTTATGTTTGCTGCCATGCTTGCGCTAGCAGCAGCAGCATTAGGAAATGTTCCGCCTTTCCCTGTTAAGAACGAAATTGCTTTTGCTCTTACTGCAACAGTATTGGCATTTTTTACGGGTGAGCTACTTTTTGGTGCTCTTGATTTAGCGCCAAGCCTGGCAGCCATGCGACTAACTTTTGCGCCATCTACAACCTTGCTGCTTCCTAATGTTGGAGATTTTAACTTAAGGCGTTCGTAAGGTTCATTCATTATCCGTCCGTCCGACATCTTCATTGTTACTGACTTTGCATTTGCCCTAATAACTGTTGCGGGGCCACCTGGGCCCATAATTGATTCCACTATTGTGCCTTTTTTTATGCCGCCATAGCTAGCTTTTACTTGTTCAGCACGTGCCGCATATCCTTTAGCCGCATCACCTTTATTTGTTGTTGCCATCCGCTGAAGATTCTCCGCTCTTGCCCGTTGTTGCGCCGCCTTTTCATTCATTCGGAATGATCTTTCACTTGCTGCGTTCATTCTTGCCCTGCCTGGAATTTTACCTGGTTGGGTATTAAACGCAGTGTTTCCGGTTGTATCATTAGCATCACGCAATCTTTTGGCTTTTGCATCATTTTTATCGGCAGCATTATTTAGCATTTTTGCCCTAGCGGCCCAGCGTTCCTTTTGCGTTGTGGGTTTAGCTGTAGGGGGTTTAGTTTGCTTTTTGATTGTTCCCTTTACTCCTGGGAGTTGTCTCCGCGTAGTAGTGCCGCCGAAGGCTTTCGTTCTCTTGCTTGCAGCCGTAGTTTTCATACGGGCTTTTAGCGAATTGGCAGAACCAGCCATTGATCTGGCAACCAAGGCTCGTTGGCCTTCTGTGAGCTTGGTTGGGTTGCTTTTGCGCTTGCCTGCGTCAAAACGCAACCTCGTGCTGCCTTCGTTCACAGAATTAATGCTCTGATCCGTGTTGCGCCCCCTGCGGCCTTCGATCCCAACGCCAAGTTGCCCTTTGGCTCGCCTTTGGCGGGAAGCTGTTTTGGCAGTTTGGACAGCACGCCGCCCTTCTTTAGGCATTGCGCTTAAAAGTTTTGCTCTTTCCTTGCGATCAGCAGCAGATCCGCGGTTAGATTCAGCTTGTGCGGAGCGTTTCGCTGCAGGGGGCTTTGCTGCTGCCTTACGCTGCCCAATCTTCCCAGCCGCGGCAGGATCGCGTTTTAGCTTGCCTTTAATGGTGCCGGCGGCTGCTCTTGCGGTGCCACGTGGTTTGCGGGTTGTTCCAGCTGATCTAGATGTTCTTGCAAAATCTCGTGATGGTGCTGCTTCTGATGCAAACTTATTACGCATTAACCTAGGGCCACGAGCATTTGGATTGGCTGCCCACTTTTTACCTGCCGTGATATTTGGTAACCCTTTGCGGGTCATTATTGGCTCGCCTTTTGCGTTGATAATTGTCGCTGAATTTGCTCTGACAATTGCAGTTCGACCGCCTCCTAAAGCAGCACGCCGCACGCGGCCACTTTGTTCTGTTACAAACTTGGGTGATTTTGCTTTGGTAGAAGGCGCCGCAGCCTTACGCTGCGCAACCTTGCTAGCGGCGCCAGGATCGCGTTTTAGCTTGCCCTTGATGGTGCCGGCTGCTTTAGCGCCACCTGCCTCCATTGTCTGCGTTTTACGTTTATTGCCTTTTGCCGTTAATAGCCTTCCACCTCTAGCCGTTGCGCCTGTACCAGTACTAGCAAACCTGCCGTTATTGTCACGTGTGTATTTACGAGTTTTGCCTCCGCCTCCACCGCCACCCTTACGGCCTTTGCCTCCTTTAGCCATAAGTAGTCCTCCAGTATTGCCTCAGTATATCCGGATCCCTGTACCGCGCCCAGCTCCAGCATGTAGCGGGTTGAACTCACGCCATACTAGATAGCCCAATGCGTCTGTCATGTGGTCGTGCCCGCCCTCTTTATCTGGTGCGCCGTTATCGTTATAGCATTGTAACTCTAAACATTCAATCATGCGTTTGCAAGTGCTGTTAATCTTCAGCCTGTGCTCGCCTTTACCGTTTTCAAGTAACCCCTGCACTGCCGCGACACGATCACGCACAGGCGGATTTGCTTTAGGCGATTGGTTGCTGATGCCATATTGCTCCAATATCTGAATGTCGGTTTGCGTTGCATTTGTAGAGCGATTACCGCCGCTGGCGTCTGGGTAGCCATAAAGCCGATGGGTTGGATATCGCCTGCGGATCTCAGCACCTAATGCGTCGGTATCATGCGCACCGCTGATCTCATCAATGATTACTAACCCTTTACCGCTACGAATACCAATAACCGCCGACATGTTGCCAATGTTAAAGTCAACGCCAATACGCAATGGTTCTTCACTGTAATCTGGCAATTGCGTTACTACATGTTTGGCCCTATCAAACCTATCGTAAACAGTGCCAGTCGTAAGGTTAATGAACTCACCATCAAGATATGCGCGTAATAAGTTTGGGTCGTAGTTAGCTTGCAACCGTTCAATAAAATCAGCCGGTAAGTGCGGATTATCAGCAGTGCGCATCTTGATCAGCTTTCGATCAGTGCGTGATAATGCGTCCTCACTAGCAAATGTATTAAACATCCACCGAAAGCCTTCTGGTGTTGATGCAGCGCCAAATTGCCTTATGTTGCCAGCACGTAATCGACCAAGGATTTTAGGAAATGCACGACTCGCGATAGACGGCGCAACAGTATCAATCTCATCTGCTAATACCCACGCAAGGTTTAAACCAATAATACGTGTCCAGTTCTCAAAGCTACGGCATAGGATCTTGGTATCACCTAACGGTAAATGCAGCACATATTCAGGTAATGGGCTAGCGCGGTAAGAATATGGGATATTGTAGGACTCGAGAAAAGCATCAAAGTCATTTACAAAAATGTCCCGAATCAGCGGACCAGTGGGCTCTAGCACGCAGCCAATAAAGCCTTGGTTAGCTGCTGCAAGATGTACCGCTTTCGCACACAGCGCTCTGGTCTTGCCTGCGCCATAGCCTGCTGATACGCCAAGGATCTGGGTTGTATGGTCATTTACAAAATCAAGCTGGCCTGGATGCAAATCAGCTTGGATTTGTCTTAATGTATCAGGTAAATCAAATGTTTCAATAAATGTTTGGTTTAATTCAATTTGTGCTAGTCGTTTAAGAATTTTCGACATCGACTAACTGCTCACCTGTTTTTGATTGTATTCGCAATAATAAATTACGTTCCTGTTCTGGTGATAGCTCAGATTCTGCTAATGCCTGCACTGCCAATTCAACCCCTTCCTGCCTAGCGCGAACGATTGCAGCATTGTCACTGTAATGTTTACGAAATGCAGGCGAATGCGTGAGCATCCACTGTGCATCTTTGGTGCTGCCTTCATCTGCTGCCTTTGCAATAATATTAGCCAGCCGCATTCCACCTTTAGCGCGACCTTCATCAATAGCTTGCAAAAGCAGAATTTCTAGCTGTGTGCCTTTGTCTGTTTTTGCGTTAGCGATCCATTCGTTAATTGCTCGATATGAGACGCCAACAGCGGCTGAGATGTGCTCTAACGGCCCGCCAAATTCAGATAAAATACGCACCTTTTCTATAAGTTCATAATTGAGCTTATAGTGTTTGCGCATTAAATTAGCCATTAGTTCCTAACTTGTACAGGCATGATAAGGTAAGTTTGGCTGCTATCGGCGGGATTTGTCAATACCACAGGAGCAGTTGAGCTATTTGCATTAATTGTAATGGTATCTGTAGCAAATGCTCGTAGGCCATCGCAAAAATATGCAGGATTAAACGCAAGCAATGGCAAGCTGCCGGTTATTGGTAATGATTCAATACCTGAGTTTGCATCAAGTTCAGCCGATAGGGTTAAAGTTTTTGATTGCGCATCAAGTTTAATAACACTGGCGCCAATCACTGCGACACGTTGCAATGCGTTTAATAATTGCACGCGATTGATAGTAATGCTGTGACTGTAGGTATCAGGTATTAACTGCTCAACATTAGGGTATGTGCCGTCAAGTGTACGGCTGATGATTGTAGTGCCATCTACAAAAGCAAGGCTTACATGCCCGTTATTGAATGCAATTGCTGCCGGTTGCTTTATTAATGCAAGGCAACGCGCTGGAACGATTG